AATAATCCAGAACGTCAGTCTAAAGTGAGCCTCGGCGGTCCACGTTCGGACACCGAATAACTTAATTTAAAGGACATTAATCATGGCTAATAACGACAAGGCCTTTGGGCTACGTCCGCTTGGTAACCTATCCGGTACTGGTGCACAGAAACAGTACGGTTACGAAATTGCGGACAATCAAGCAGGTGCTATTTTCCAAGGTGACCTAGTCACTTTGAAAGACGGCTACATTCTACAGTTTAACCCGGCTGCTCACACAGCGGCGGTGGGCGTGTTCAACGGTTGTTTTTACAATGACCCTACAACGCAGAAGCCTACTTTTATTAACTACTATCCCGGTAGCATTAACATCACTCAAGGCAAGATTGTCGCTGATGTACTCGATGATCCTAGTCAGATGTTTATTCTCCAGAACGATGGCACCTCGGCAGTAACTGATTACGGCAAAAATGCAGATATTGTTATAGGTACAGGCAACACAGTGACTGGCTTATCTGCCAATGAGCTTGATACCAGTACCATAGCTACAACTGCGGCGCTTAATCTCAAGATCATCGGTCTTTGGGATGTGCCGAACAATGAAGTAGGGGCCAACGCTGTTGTGGTGGTTAAAATTAACGAGCATCTGTACGGTTCAGCCGGCGTTGCGGGTCAATAAGGAGATTAGCAAATGGCTATTTCAAGAGCCCAATTAGTAAAAGAGTTGGAGCCGGGTCTGAACGCTTTGTTCGGTCTTGAGTACAACACATACGATCAAGAGCACACTGAAATCTACGATGTCGAGTCTTCGGACCGCGCATTTGAAGAAGAGGTTATGCTTTCTGGTTTTGGCGAAGCTCCTACTAAAGCTGAAGGTGCTGGCGTAGCATACGACCAAGCGCAAGAAGTCTACACGGCGCGTTACACCAATGAGACCGTAGCGTTAGCTTTCTCCTTAACCGAAGAAGCTATCGAAGATAACCTGTACGACAAGTTGTCTGCCAGGTACACAAAAGCACTAGCTCGTTCAATGGCTACTACTAAGCAGATCAAAGGGGCGGCCATTCTAAACGGCGCCTTCACTACATCTCTTGGTGGTGACGGACAGCCTCTATGTTCACTGACTCACCCTACTCTTACAGGTCCAAACCTGCAAAATGAGTTAACTGTGTCAGCGGATCTTACAGAGACTTCTCTGGAGCAGGCTTTAATCGACATCTCAGCTTTTACAGATGAGCGTGGATTAAAAATCGCTGTTCAAGGCAACAAGCTGATAATCCCTAAGGAGCTTCAGTTCGTAGCAGACCGGATCTTGAAGTCTACTCTGCGCGTTGGTACAGCAGATAACGACATCAACGCTGTTCGCAATATGGGCATGGTTCCACAAGGTTACTCAGTCAATCACTATCTGACTGATCCTGACGCTTGGTTCATCATCACTGATGCGCCAAACGGAATGAAGATGTTTAACCGTGTGTCTATGTCAACTGGCTTTGAAGGCGAGTTCAACACAGGCAACGTCCGATATAAGGCTCGTGAACGCTACAGCTTTGGCTTTAGTGATCCGCGTGGTATATTTGGATCACCTGGTACTCCATAAAAAGAGTCTAGGTAAAGGAAAAGGGAGCTTCGGCTCCCTTTTTTACAGCTCCTCCCCTTGAGCTATTAACCCGCTAGTTGTGGAACTAGCGGGTCTTTTTTTGTTTGTACAGATCAGGGTTAAGTGTTATATACTGAAAGCAATCCGGGGCTAACCCGCGTTTCTGACCGTCCCCGGCGGACGACATGCAGACAGATACGCTACAACTCGCATGTGAGGAATCTCAAATGGCTAGAACCACATTCTCAGGTCCCGTCCGCTCGTTAGCTGGATTTATCAGCGCGGGTGTTAAAAACCAAGTTACCCTAACCGCAGGCCAAACTTTGGCTGTTGAACCCAGTCATGATTTTTCGACGGGCATAACTGTTGTTGGCAATGCAGGCAAAATGAACATAACAGGCTTTGACCTTGCAGGCGGAGCAAGCACTTTAACTCTGCCTCTTGTTAGAGACGCTAACCCAGCCGACCCTACAAGTCCTGATCAAAACAACAACTTTGGTGCGGTAATTAAAATATTTTTAGGAAACACTCTAGCCAATGATCTTGTCATTAGCTGCCAAGGTGACGACAAGCTTACTGGCACAGCTTTAATTATGGGCGCGGCAGGCGCGGTTACAGGCTTTACCACCAATGCTGCTTTCAGTGATGTAAATGTCACATTAAACGGCTCTACGAAAGGTGGAATAGTTGACACTGTTGTCACGTTTACTTCTGTGGCTGAAGACAGATGGTTTGTAGAAATGGTAGGCGTAGGATCAGGTACTACTGTAACGCCTTTTAGCTAAAGTTTAACTTAATCAAAGACTTAGGAGATTATTATGTCTGATAAAATATTTGGAATACCTGTAGGTGGAGCAGAAGCCCCCGCAGAAGAAGTTGTTGAAGAAGTTGTTGAAGAAGCTGCTGCCGAAGACTCGGAATAGTCTTTAAAGGAGACTAAAAATGAGTGCAAGTAATATATCGATAGTAACGAAGCAATCTTCAAGTGCCGGAGTTTCAGGGCGGACTCGATTAATGGGGGTGTACTTTCTCAATTTACTGGGAGACGGTAGCACCAACACGCAAGGAACTATTAATCTTAGAAATGGTGCAGACGTTTCCGCGCCTGTGCTTTGGACTATTGGAGCGCCTAAACCGGCAGGCGGCATGAGTATTGATGTTCCAGACGCTGGGATTTTGTTCAGTGCAGGGATATTTATAGATATTGTATCCTTAACGCCGGCAACTTCAGTCACAGACGTGACGTTGATGTTCGAAGGCGGAGCGGCTGCTTAGTGGCAACGACCAAAACTGTAAAGCGAACGCCCTCTGGGCGGGTCAGTTATCGAGGGGAGTCCTTCTCTGGTTACAACAAGCCAAAAAGGACTTCCGGCGGTAACAAGAAGTTTGCAGTTTTAGCTAAGAAAGGTGACGACGTTAAGCTGGTAAGGTTTGGAGATCCTGATATGAAAATCAAAAAAGCCATCCCAGCTAGACGAGCCAGTTTTAGAGCACGCCATAACTGCGACACAGCCAAAGATAAGTTTAGTGCAAGGTACTGGAGCTGTAAAAAATGGTAGCTAAAAAAGGTTTATATGCCAATATCGCGGCCAAAAAGGCACGCATAGCAGCAGGGTCAAAAGAAAAAATGCGAAAGGTTGGCAGTAAAGGCGCGCCTACAGCAGCCTCGTTTAAAAAGGCCGCTAAAACCGCCAAGCCCGCCAAGCCCGTAGCAAAAAAAGCAGGCGGGATAATTAAAAAAGGTTTTCATAGAATGCCAGATGGCAGGATTATGAAAGACTCAGCTCATAAAGCAGGACCTAAAAGGAGTAAGTAACATGCCAGGACGTGGAATGGGAGCCGCCACCCAAGGCGGAGGGGCAGTAAGAAGTGGCCCTAGAAATAAAGTATTAAAAACCAGAAGTAAGACAACTGGTATTCCGATGTATGCTGAAGGCGGAAATGTTAAAAAACCCGGCAAAGGCGCTATGTCAGCCAAGGATATACTTAAAAAAGCTGCACCTAAAGGCGCTATGTCAGCCAAGGATATAGCCAAGGATATACTTAAAAAAGCTGCACCTAAAAAACCCGGCAAAGGCGCTATGTCAGCCAAGGATATAGCCATTTTGAAGAAGGGGTTTAAAAAAGCTGCACCTAAAAAAGCCAAGCCTGTAAAGAAAAATCGCGGCGGGATGATGTATAGATAATGGCTACATCGAGCACAACAGATTTCAATCTTGCTATAGACGAGATTGTGGAGGAAGCCTTTGAGCGATGCGGGATGCAGATGACGGCAGGTTATCAGCTAACATCCGCCACGCGCTCTTTAAATCTGTTGTTTTTGGACTGGGCCAATAGAGGGTTAAACTTGTGGACCATCGAGCAGGCCACTTCTGTTCTTGCGAAAGGCACTAAAGAAGTTTTGCCTGGCGCTGATACTGTTAATGTTTTATCGGCTGTGATTAGAGATACCGTAAACGGGCAGCAGCAAGATGTAAGTATTTCGAGAATAAGTCGTTCCGAGTATTTAAACGTACCGAACAAACTTACCGAGGCTAGGCCAACCCAA